TTGCTTTACCATGTTTATCTTTATCAGTAAAATCAAAACCAGCTTTATCTTTATAAAATCTTACTGTTTCATATCTTGGTATTGCTGATAATTTTATTTTTGTTGATTCATATTGATTAAGTTGTTTTGTAATTTTTTTAATATAATTCATAAAATTAGTTCCTAAACCTGGATATTTACTATCAACACATAATGCATCTAGTTCATAACTTTTATCATCACGAGGATTTAATAATGTCCCTATACAAATTATTTTACAAGTTGTATAATCATAGCAATAAAATATATAATTACAAATTTTGATGCTATGTTTTAGATGTTCAAACCTAATGCCAGTTTTAGCTAAAATATTATCAGGATTTGCTATATGTTCTTTGGCCCAAGCTAATTTTGACATATAAACTTGATCTGTATTTTCAACTGGTCTTGTTTCACACATACCTAAATCAATAAATTCTTTCATTATACTAGAACCACCATTATTTTTCAAACAACCAAATTCAGTTATATATTTATCATGTGTTTTACTATTTACATATTCAAATTTTTCTTGGTTTCTGTCACTATTTGTCCATAAATATTTTATTAATTTATAATTTGAAATTTGATAATAAGAATTAATAGTTTCTAAATCTAATAGTGAAGGTCTGGTTATTATTTTATTATATATACAATCTATTTTTGGTTGGTCAATACCTAATTGATCTATTAAATATTTAACATTCATATTATAATGAAACAATAAAACAATTTCATCAATAATTCCGCTATTATCTTGTTGTATTAGTGATTTAAATATTTCTAATTTTAATAATTCGTGTAAATAATATTTATTATATTTTTGTGCTGTTTCTAAACAGACAAGCATCAAATTTATAGGTGTACTTTTATCTATTAATGGTTTTATATTTTCAGAATTTTCAATTATTTTATCAAATATATTCTTATTGTTGAATTTAATTGCATTCATAAGTATATTAGTATGTTTAAATGCTTTATCATTTTCTAATATTTTTCTAAATATTACTTTTATATGTTGTTGTTCAAAAATATCATATTTTTCTTTATCATATAATATTTCAGAATTAATAATACTATCATATACAAGTAAATGTTCATTACCTTCATATAAAATGATTATATTTTTTAATAATGTAACATTTGGTAAACAATGAAATAATTCTTCACTAAGTGGTTGTTGATCATGATATTTTGTTAAAAATCTTAATAATATTTTTTTAGTGTCTAGATTACATCGTGCATGTTTAATCATATATAGTAATGGAGTATATTCTTTTGAATCTTTAGTATTAAAATTTATTGGATTTATCTTATCAAAACATTTGTGTAATAAATCATTTAAATTTAACCGACATAACCAAGTCAACAATGTACCATCATTATTACTTATATCTACTAATTCTAAAATACCAGGAACATCTTTTATATATCTTTTATATAAATGTCTGAATAGGTTTATATTACCACCTCTTAATGGTAAAAATATAAGTGTTCTATCTTCTTTCATCAATTCTTTGGCGTTATTTTGAATATCAAGAATAGTTCTTTGTGGAATTTTATTAGCATTAGGATAATCTATAAAGATTTATCTAAATTCATCTGCTAACATTATATATATATATTTATAAATATTTTTTTTATATTATTTAGATATGTTTATAATAACCAGTTTTACTTGCTGTTTATTATAAGTATATTCAAGATATGTTTATAAAAACAACTCAATTGGAAAGTTTTTTATGTAGGTTCATATATTTGGCTTTGTATTTAAGATATTTTTTATAATTTACATGCATTTCATACTGTCCTCGCGTTGAAAGTGCTTTACCATGTTCATTTTTATGAGTAAAATCAAAACCAGCTTTATCTTTATAAAACTGCAATCTGTGATAATTTGCACTTGATATTAACTTTAATTCTGTTGTTTTATCAGAATTAAGTTGTTTTATAATTTTTTTAATATAATTCATAAAACTAAGTTCTAAGTCTGGATAATTACTATTAACACATAACTTTATTAGTTCATAACTTTCAATACTATGCTTAATTAATGTTCCAATACAAATTATTTCACAATTCGTATAATCATAACAATAAAATATATGGTTGCTATATTTAATGCTTTCTAACAGTTTCTTGTAACTATCATCAATGTTATGAAGATGTACACGATTTTGTATATTAGTTGAAATCCAAGATAATTGTTCTTGCGACATATATTTTTCTTTTTTATCACACAAATCTGATTTGATGAAATTTACTATTATAGCTTTAGCACTCATATTTTTCAAACAACCGAATTCAGTTATAAATTCACTACCTGTTTTACTATTTACATACTTAAAAGTTTCTTGGTTTCTGTCACTATCTGTCCATAAATATTCTATTAATTTATAATTCGGGATTTCATAAAAAGAATTAATATGTTTAAAATTTAATTGAGAAGGTCTGGTTATTATTTTATTACATATATAATCTATTTTTTGTTGGTCAATACTTAATTCGTTCATTAAATATTTAACATCCGTGGTAAAATGAAATAATAAAATTATTTCATCAATAATCCCGCTATCATCTTGTTGTATTAGTGATTTAAATTTTTGTGATTCTAGTAATTGGTGTAAATAATGTTTATCATGATATAGTGCTGATCTTAAACAGATAAGCAACAAATTTTTAGGTGTACTTTTATCTATTAATTGATTTATAGTATCAGGATTTTTATCACCCCTTCTAATTATAATATCAAATATATTTTTACGATTGAATTTAATTACATTCATAAGTATATGAGTATTATTATATAATTCATCACTTCTTAATATTTGTCCAAATATAAAATTTACATTTGTATATCGATCAAATAATGTTGTACCATATTCATCTAATTCATCTAATTTATATTTTTTACCTAATTTATCTAATTTACCTGATTTATCTAATTTATCTAATTCATCTAATTCATCTAATTCATCTAATTCATCTAATTTAACATAGACACCATCTTTAAATTTATGAAGTTTTTCATATACGGCATCTTTAAATTTACGAACTTTTTCTGTCACAATAGCATGTTCCCTATATAATCGTTCAGAATTAAGAATATTTTCATAATTAAGTAATTTTTTATTACCTTCATATAATTTAATTATATCTGTTAATAACTTAGTATTTGGTAAACACACAAGTAATTCTACATCAAGTTGTTGTTCTTTATGATATTTTCCTAAAAAATCCAATAATATCTTGCGAGTATTTGGATCGTTCCGCGCATGCTCAGTCATATACATTAACGGAGTTTTGTTAACCGAATTTATAATATTAATATTTTTTGGATTTATCTTATCCGTATTAAAACATTCAAGTAATACATCATTAAAATTTGAATAACATAACCAACTCAATAATGTACCATTATGATTAGGAATAAAAAGACCCATGTACTTCGCATCTCCTAAATCTAGAATATTCTCATTTACTAAATCTAGAATATTAGGTTCATCTTTTATTACATTATATAATGCCATGAATATTCTTTTACGGTCATCTTTATGAACGTAATTGTAAATCAATGGCAAAAATATAAGTTTTTTATCTTCTTCCATAATTATTCTAGCATCTTTTTCAATTTCTTGGATAATTAGTTCCGGAATTCTATTCTGGCCACCATAACTCACAAAGATTTTTTTAAATTTATATATCAATTTATGCTTCATTTTATCTTGCGACATCTATATATATATATATATATATATATATTTTTTTTTTAATATTATACCTTTTTTTAATCAAAAAAAATGAAATTTATAATGTCTAAATATAAATATAATGTATTATAATGAAAGGTAATACGCATCAACGTAAACATACTAAGAATACTGGTTCTATTGAACTACAATATAAACAGGCTGGCGAAGAATATGCCATTATTAATGGTGATAAAGGGTCTGCACGTTTTGAAGTAACAATTTATACCACAAGTCAAATAGCAATGGCTAAAGCTCGCGGTGCCCTTATTCATGGTCCTAAAAAACAACGTCTTGTAAAAGGTGACATGGTTTTGGTACAACGCGATGATACTACTACAGCAGGTGATAAATATTTTATCCTTCTTAAATATTCTCCAGATGAAGTTAAACGTCTTCAGAAAGCAGGTGAACTTGTACAGATTAAAGAATCTGATGACAATGACATTAAAGTTGCTTTTGAAAATGATGTTATCGATAAGAAATTTGAAGAAGTTAAGATTGATGATGACTTTATTGCTAATATTTAATTATTTGTTTCTAAACTACTGAATTTATTAATTAAATAGTTAGTTAATTTTATGTCTAATTCATTAGTTAAATAAACATTTGATATTGTTTTAGGATTAAATCCAATATTTTCTAAATATTTAACTCTTTTTTCATTTATTTTATTAGAATAATTTCTAATATATTCACTGAATTTAATATCTAATTTCGTCATTTTGTGAATTAATTTTGAAACTAGAGTTTTTGAATCAACATCTGGATTTTTTAATTTGGTTTCCAAATACCACAAACACCATGCTAAACAAAAACCGCCAAAATCACCAGCTTTTTTATTTATTAAATTGTTTTCATCTGAAATTGTTTGAAATCCAGCCCAAGGAAGAAAATCATTTGTTCTTAAATATTTAAGTCCTGTATTCCAAGTTAATTCTTCTTCTAATAATTCATCTATAGAATTATCTATTAAACTAGAGTTACCATATGGCTCAAATCTTTCAACAGTTAAATTTTTAAAATCATACACCAGTATATTAGCATGAAGTGCATTATCTAATGTTATACTAATAAAAACTACTGCAAATCTTTTATTTCCATCTCTTCTTGTACTATTTATTATATTATTAAGATATGGATGTATGTAATATTCATCTGGTGAATAATAAGAAATAACCCAAGGAAATACAGGTACTTTAGATATAATATCATCAGAAAATGGATATGTATCTTCAAAAGTCAAATTATTTAATAAATATGAATTCATATTTGGGATTAATAAATCTTTATAAGTATCTGCTAAATAAATTGATAAAATACCAACATCTTTAAATTTTGCCTGAAATAATGTAGAATGAGAATATTCATTTTCATCTATCTTAATCGTATCATCATCTTCTTTATACTCTGGAAATGTTTCAAATAATGCATACCATTTCATACTATTTGGGTCTTTCTCAATATTTGTTTCAAAAAATTTAGGATTAATTTGGATTATATTTTCATCAAATATTTTATGATAAATTTCATAATTCAAACTAGTAATTATTTCAATTGGTGTAAATTTATCATTACTATGTTGATTCCAGGAATAACTATCTAATAATTTTAAAATCTCAAAATCTGGCAAATAATTTATAGATTTAGCATTTTCAGCAGATACAGTTTGCTTTTTTCTATTTATTCTAAGAAAAAGAAGTGAATGACCAATATTATCAGAAAACTTGTTAATTTCGCGATAAAAAGTTGGATTTTTTGTTTTTACTTTATCTAAAATTATTTTACTATATTTAAATCTGTTATTTAATATATCATTATATAATGCATAACTAAGAGGACTATCTGTACGAATAAATGTATAATAATCCAAATCAATATTTCTTTTTAATAAATAATCAAATATTTTTTCATAATCTTTTTCTATTGTACTAAATATAATGCCTTCACCATGTTCATTTTTTATATTAATTTCATCATCAGAATATTTATCAAGGATTTCTATTTTATCTTCTTGACTAATTAAATTATTATTTATTATTGAAAATAAAAATTGCATTTGAATACTAGGACTAATTTTAAATTCATTTATAAAGTCATATAAATTTTTAAATTTCAAGTTAGTTAATATAATTTTTAAAAGTTCGTATGGAGTTGATGAACTATTAATTATTAAATCATTCCAATCTAATTTCGGATATTTTTTCATTAACTTTGGGAATTCTTCCAATAACAAAAAATATGTGAATGTCTTTTTATCTTTATTTCTATTATATATATAATCTGGATAATTTTCAATTAGATATTCTAATATTTCAATATGATTTTCAGTAGCAGCTAGATGGAATCCATTCATACCACTATTATTTTCAATATAAATAGGAAATTTTTTTAGCTTGAGTCCAGATAAATTTCCCAATTGAATTAAATAATGAAATAAATAATTTGATAGAAAAAGTGGTTTATCTGTATCAAATTTATTCAATTCTGATTTATTTTTTATATTAATAATCTTTTTAAGATCTATTTTCATAATTAAATAATATTAGAAAAATATATTGTAAAAATTGATAACTTATTTTATTAAATAATATAACTTATCAATTAATGTCTGCTAACAATTACGTTATTAATTATGAAACTGAATCTGAAACTGAACCCGAACCTATTAAAGTAGGTGTAAGTAAATTTAAAAATATTATGGGTATTACTTGTTATATGAATTCAATACTTCATGTTCTTCAACAAGTACCAATATTTATGGAATATATATCACAAGCTAAATTTCGTGATACAATTATTCAAAAGATTAATCATCAAATCAAAGTAAAGAATCTCGAATATAATCCTGAGAATTGTGATAATATAATTAAACAATTTGTTGTTTTCGAATTATTTAAATTATTTAAAGTTAGTCTTGAAAATGATGATTCTGTTATAACACCAACAAGTTTTAAAAAAATTATTGGTACAAAAAATGATAGGTGGAATGAATATAATCATCAAGACTCTCAAGAATTTTTCACTTTTCTTATTTCACAAATAGAAGAAGATGTTGGTATGAAATGTACTTTTATTCCAGGACTTGATTATTTAGATAATCAACAATTTAATTTTAATGATTCAATATCAAACATTGTAGCAAGTAGTTCTTGGATTAATTTTCAATCTAAAGAATATTCTCCGCTTAAAAATATATTTGATGGATTAATTGAAACTAATCGTAGGTGTATGTGTTGTGGTTCTAAAACCGCAAAATATGAACCATTTGTAACATTGAGTCTTTCAATACCAATCAATAATAGTGCAGACATTACCAAATCATTTGATATTTATGAATGCTTAAATCATATGGTGGAAGAAGAACAACTTGACAATGATAATAAGATGAATTGTGAAATGTGTTCTCTTAAAAATCAGGGTTATACTAAAAGTATTCTTTGGAAATCTCCTAAACTTTTAGTACTTCATATTAAAAGATTTCTTGTTAATTCATATGGTGTAATAAATCAAAAACTAAATAATAATATAATCTATCCAATTAATAATCTTGATATATGTAATTATTTTGATATTGCCAGTCCATATAAAAATCAATCAAAGTATGATTTAATTGGAATTAATCTTCATCAATCATTTGGTGATGGTAGAAATATTAATAATGGTCATTATACATCTATTGTTAAAAATATATTAAATAATAACTGGTATTTATATAACGATTCTAATCCTCTAAAAATGGTATATACCAAAGAACAATTACAAAATCAAAATGCTTATTTACTTTTTTATTATCGTCATGATTAAGTATCAAAATATAGTTATGAGAATATAATTTTTTATTTTATCTATATTATAATTAAATTTATAAAATTCATCTAAATCATAATTAATTGGTAATTTCATAAATATTGGTGAATTATTATTTTTTCTAATTTTTTCAATAACTTGAATTAAATTATATCCTCCTAACTCAATTGTTATTTTATCATTAAATTTATAATTTGGACCTCCCCATGGTGGGTCAAAAAAATATACATCTGCATTAATATCCAAATTATTTATACAATTATCATGAATCAATTTGACATTTTTAATATTAAAAATATCAAGATTATTCTCTAACATTTCAAATATAGTTTTATTTATTTCACATGCTATTACTGAATCAAAATTTTTGCTAAATGATATTACATTACCACCTAATCCTCCTGTTCCATCAAATATTGTTTTACAATTAAAGGTATTTTTTTTAATAATATTTGTTATTAATTCTGCATCTGATGGTAATGATATAGACCATATACCTTCAGCATTATATTTTAACATTAATTGATTATCTACTGGAGGAAATATTTTTTGTATTATATTTAATTCCATTTAAATTATAATATATGTTTCTTTTTAAATATTATATTTTTTTGATTAGCCCAAATAATTTATAAAAAAATAAATATTATAATAATAATGTCAAATACTGAATCGCTTAATCAGAATATTATTTCTGAATTTAATAAACTTGTTAGTTTTATTCAACAAGAAATAGATAATTCAAATGATAAAAAACAAGAATCAGTTAATAGTTTTAGATTAAAACAAATAAAAAATATATTAAATTTAATTAAAAAATTTCCTAAAAAAATAACTAATGAAAATATCAAAGAATTTGGCGAATTACCAGGTATAGGCAAAGGCACAATTGATAGAATTAATGAAATATTAGAAAATGGTAAATTATCAGAACTAGCTGATTTTAAAGAAATAATTAATCCAAAAAATAAACTAATTGAAGAACTTGAAAGTATAGTTGGTGTTGGTAGAACAATAGCATTAAAATTTATTGATATGGGAATAACATCTGTAAATGATTTGAAAAAAAAAATAGACAGTAAAGAAATACAAGTAAATGATAAAATATTACTAGGAGTTAAATATTATGGGAAATTTATGGGAAATATTCCAAGGTCTGAAATAACTAAAATTAGTAATTTAATAAAAAAAGAAATTGATAAAATAAATAAAGATAGTAAATTAGATGATAATAATAAATATATATTTGAAATATGTGGTTCCTATCGTAGAGAGAAACCAACTAGTGGTGATATTGATGTATTAATCAGTAAAATAGGAACATCAATAGATATCAAAGAAAATGTAAATCATTTAGAACAAATAATTAAAAGATTCAAAAAATCAAATAAATCTAATAATAATCAACCATTAATTGTTGATGATATTACAGACAAATCATATGAAACAAAATATATGGGATTTGCTAAATATAAAGATAATCCATTTAGGAGAATTGATATAAGATTTGTTCCACATGATGTTTATCCATCTGCAATGCTATATTTTACAGGTTCTGCAGAATTAAACCTTAAAATGAGAAAAATAGCTAAAAAATTAAAACTAAAATTATCAGAATATGGATTAACAAAAGAAGATGGTACAAGACTTTTAATATTATCTGAGTATGATGTATTCAAAATTTTAAATATTGAATACCTCCCTCCAAATTTACGCTAAATTATTTATTTTTAACAATGTGACACATCTCCCATTCAGATTCAGGCAAATATAAACATTTTGTTCTTAATTCTGTTTCCATATGCCCAATTACAAAACTCAATGTATTAATCGTTTTTAATATTTCTTTATTATGTAACACTAAAACACATTCTATATCTTTGTCGGTTAAATTACTTGATTCCAAATTAATTTTTTCATATTTTCGATTTATATATTCAATTAAAATATATAAATCAGCAGAAACCATATTATGCACATAATGGTCTTGATAACATAGACTTTTTGTTTTTTGGTTATAATTATATGTACAATTGTCTTGATATGAACAAAACTTGTATGAACATCTTGATATATTAATTTCATCTGTAAATTTTTCATGAATAATTTCTTTTTGCCCTATTCTCAATCTTAGAGTCTCACTTAAACCAAATAAAATATTCAAACAAGACATAAAAAATACATGATTTATATTTTTATTTTGTAGTGTGTATTTAGTTAGTGTTTTAATTATATCAAGTTCCTTCTGTAAAATTATTAGACTTGATTGTGTCTTTAGTTTTACAACCTCATCATCAGAAACACATAATAATTCAATATCCTTTAGTTTATACTGATAATCTTTTTCAATTTGATTGATTTTTGATTCAACATTTTTTTCATCTGTTTTATTACTTAATTTATTTATAAATTCATTAATTTTATTAGTATTAATAGAATTAATATCAATGTTATATTTTTCAAACCAACATAATTCTTGAGTCATTTACTAAATAAATCAAAAATGTCTTTATATCAAATTATTTAATTTCGAAATAAAGATTTTATTTTTTATACTAGTAATATAATGGAACATACTGGAACAAAAAGATTATCAAATAGCAGTGGTTATAACAGACCTAAAAAAACATACCAAGAGACATTATCAAATCAGGATATTAAAGAAAAATTAAAAGAATATAAAAAAGTTGCTGATATTACAAAAGTTTCAATTGGTACTCATATTAGATATTTTAATGTTGACCCTAAAACTAAACAGAAAACATTTAGATTAGGTGGTACGTTAAATAAAACTGACCCAGAAGGAAAATATGTTATTCTATCTAATGGTTCAGTTTCATGGTCTGTCCAAATACCAAATACTACATTCTTTCAAAAAATGACTGATGTTGAATTTAAGGAAGAACTTAAGAAAGAACTTAAAAAAGAAATAATAACAGAAATACAACCAAATAATGAAGATATTGAAGCTTTACAAAAAGAAATAAAAAATCTTAAAGTTAAGAATGAACATTATAAAAAAGAAAATGAAGCTTTACTTAATAAAATAACAACTATTGAAAATGAAATTAAAAAGACTAAAAATAAAAAAAATTAATCTTTAAAATTTATTATTAATATAAAAAATTTCTTAATAAGGTTATATAATGCCTAATTCAAAAGAAAATAAATCTTTAAAAAAAAAAAATTATTTTACAGGACACAGAATAATTGGCGATAAAAAATCAGAAAAATATAATTATAATCGTTCAGAAAATTCAGAAACTAATACTTCAGACTATATGAAACAAATCCTCGATACAGATACTAAAGTACAAAATGATTCAGGTTCTAATAGATTTGCTAGTTTACTAGGTTCTCATCAAATGAATGCTAGTAATCCCATGATGTCTATGAATAATCAAATGATGCCTGGTAATCCCATGATGTCTATGAATAATCAAATGATGCCTGGTAATCCCATGATGGCTATGAGTAATCAAATGGTACCTGGACCAATTATACCTGGTAATTCCATGATGTCTATGATGAATGACCCTATGTCTATGAGTAATCAAATGGCATCTGAACAAATGATGTCTAATAACCCAATGATGTCTATGATGGGTAAACAACAATCTCAGTTAAATAATTTTAATAATGTAGACCCTTTATTAGTAGATAGTTTTGCACCTTTAAATAATAGAAATATGAATGGATTAAATAACTTAATGGAACCTAGTCAGATGGCTCAATCATTCGGTTCACTTGCAAATTTATCTAAATTATCTAATATACAATCTATTGGTAATAATATGCATCAAACTGAACTAAATAATAATTCAATTAAGAATTTAGCAGCCCTAAACCAAATAAAAATGATTTAAGAAAAATTGATTAATAATAATTATATAAATAAATTATTATTAACAATGTCAGATTTTACTACTATTCGATTAACACGTGAACTCAATAAGCTTCAAGCTGAATCAGATAAATTAGATGGTATTATAATTGAAAAGCCAGATAATCTCATGGTTTGGTTTGCCAAAATAAAAGGTCCACCTAATTCTCCATATGAAAATGGACTTTTTGATATACAACTTAATTTTGATTCAAATTATCCAGTAAAAGCTCCATCAGTTAAATTTCTAACACCAATGTATCATCCTAATATTTATCGTGATGGTAAAATTTGTGTTGATATTTTACAACCTCATGAATGGACGCCTGCACAAAATATCAGAACTATTTTAATTTCAATTATGTCATTACTTATGGATCCTAATCCAACATCACCTGCTAATCGCGAAGCTGCTGATTTATATAATAAAGACAGAACTGCATATGAACAAACTGTTCGAGATTTCATTAAATCTAATACAATTCAAAACTAGGAATTTCTATTACATCTTTAATTATATAAATATCATTTTCTAACATTATGAGATTTCCATTTTCATCTTTATCTATTCTACCTACTGGATAATTTAAATCATAATCATATACAGTTCCTGATTCTTCATATAACCAATATTCTTTTTCATTAGAATATGAATTTTCATCAGTTTTCCTAACAGCTTTTATTTTACGAACTCTAATTTTTAATCTTGATGAATCTCTAGCATTAGAACCATTATCAATTTTAACGTCATACTCAATTTTATTTTGAAATGCAGGACCTACAGGTTTTTCAAATAATGATTCTTCATTGAATTGAAAACATTTGTATTTAGAACCCATCATATTATGAGCTTTAAACAATTCACAATCAACTGCTGCTTCTTTAACAGCTTCACTAAAACTTAACAGCAAGTTATTTTTTCTTCTTGAAATATCTTCCATTTTCTCATCTGTTGTAATTTTACCTGATTTTCTAACCATTTTATATCTAAATACATCAACCCTTCTTTCTTCTTGAGGTAAATCTTTATGCTGACAGAAACGAAGAGCACGACCAATAACCTGGTCAATACGGACTTCATTCCAATAAGGTTCCGTTATATGAACTTGTCTAACATTATTCAAGTTAATACCTTCAGCACCTGCAGGAGAAATCATAATTATTTTACAATATTTACCATATTTATTATCACTTTTGTTAAAAATTTCTTTATTGATTTTTCTAACATCTTTTTCAATACCTCCATGAAATTCACAATACCTGAGACCATCTTTAGATTGTTTCTTTTCTGGCTCTAATTTTGTTTTATCAAATTCAGAATCAGAATCAATATCAACAAAACCAAAAAAACTAAGATATACTTTTAATAATTGTAAGCCTTCCATTTCTACATAATTTGAATAAATCATAACTGTACCCTTTGTTTTTAATATATTAAAAATTATTCTTACAAATTTAGGGCTAGAAATTTGCATTGCATTAAACAATGAGCTTTTTTTCTTTTCTGATTGTAAAAAACTAGTAAAACTTCCATTATATTTAGTATGGAAATTTTTAATATCATCAGTTATTTCATGACCATTATCTTTGTCTTTTCTATGATGTTCTTTTAAGAAATCAATAAATGAATTTATATAAGCACGTATTGTTTTAAGATATTCTAAAATTTCTGCTTTAGATTTTACCAACTCATTTTTCTTTTCTAAATTTTTTCCTTCTTCTAAAACAACTGCATCACTTTCTTTAATTCTAAATGCACTTGGTCTTGGTCTTTTTTCACCATTAATTTTATCTGAAATACTAGGAAAAACAAAATTACATGCTTGACGAGTATAAGATGAATATGTACTCATTGAGTCACCTACTTTACCTCGTGACATACTTAATCTAATTTTCTCTTTTTGTTCCTCAATTTCTTCAAAATAATTATAGACTTCTTCTTGATATTTATCCATTTGCAAATTAATATAATTAACTGTTTTTTGAGCAAATTTATCAGGAGTAGCACCAATATAATATGATACTAAACCTAATATACGTCTCTGAAACATATTTTTAGTATTTTCATTTAATGATGCAAAGTTAGATGAACTAATAAACATTTGCTGAAAAATACTTTCAGATGTTGGAAAAGAATTTGGTCTCAATAAATTAAATATAAGAGCGAACTCAAATGGATTATTTACAACTGGTGTTGCAGATAATAACATAATTCTAGTATTTGCATTTTCTTTCTTTTCTTGTTGAATATAATCATAAATTACTTGAGCACGTTTACCTTTCTTACTTGAAACATTATTATAAACATTATTCATAAATCTATGTGCCTCATCAATAATAAACATTGATATTTTACTTGAATCTGCTTTTTTTATTTTTTCTAAAAAATCTCTGTCGGCAAATGGAGAGTCATAATGAATAAATACTATATTTGCAAATCTTTGTTCAAAATTTTCTTTAGTCATCCAAACCATAATATCTTTTAACCATGGGTCATCATGAAGAGAAGCTGGACATAGTAAAAATATATTCCATTTAGGTGTATAATTATATAATATATTATATAAATTTATAGCTGTATTAGTTTTACCTGAACCAACACCATGATAAACTAACATATCTTTGAAAGGAGATTGATAATTTAAAAATTGACCTATAAATTCTTGATATAATGTTACTTTATTTTCCCTTTTTTCATTACATGGGTCTTCACCTTCTTTTCTAATAATTTCTGGTAAGATATACTTTTTAAAATTTTTCATAACCCATGAAGGAAATATTCTGCCATTTTGTTCTAAATTTATATTTGATTTAGATTGTGACATTTTCTATTATTATTATATAATAATAGAAAATTATAACTTTATTTTTTGAATTCAATTATTTATTGTTTTTTTAATTTAGCTAATTTACTCATTGCAGATTCACCTGCAGATTTAACAGTAGTCTTAATAGTATGTCTATTTGATACTAACATATAAATTAATAGACAAACAAATAACACTATAAATATTGCTGATACTATTTTCCATGTTTTTGATGTATCTGGTTTTTCTGGAGGACATTTAAATACAGGACATTCTTGTGGTTTATGTTCAGGACATGGTTCACATTTTTTCTCTTCACGCTTTACATTACACATATTTGGTGTAAAACTAACAAAGTTTAATTTATCATTATAAAAAGTACAACTATCAGATGGAATATCAACTAATAAATCAGAAATAACTGTAACTATATATTGCATTTCATCATCTTTACTAATAACATTTTCTCCTAATGTTTTAAAATTTTCAACAACAATACTAATTATTGCTACTCTAAGCATTAAACCAATGACATTAGCAGTTTTTATTTCAGGATTAGAACCTTTACTAAGACTTTCTAATATAGTATCTAAATGTTTTATAAATAATTTCTTATTTGAATCTTCCTTTTCATTGTTTCCAAGGGTTGATAATAATAAATCAATAAATTTTGTTCTATTTGATGTTAAATAAACTTTAGGTATAAGTATATCCATTGTTTTCATTTCAGGTTGTTCTTGATTAGTTACACTTACACTAGTAGATGTAGAAGTAGTTAAATGTTGCTCTGTACTATTTTGTACCGCACTATTTTGTACTGCACTATTTTGTACTGCGTTATGAGTTTCAGGCGGCATAACAGCCAGTCGTACATCACCATCTTCAAATCCTTCAACATTACATTTTAATAAACTTTGATGTAATTCTTCTCTAGCATTATTAATACATTCCTGTTTTGAACCAAAATGTTCAAGATTAGCATATCCTTCAACAGTCTTTTGTTTTGAATCTACTTCTGAAATTAAAATAAAACCATTCATTGAAAGTATAACAGAACCTAATCCTAATGAACCTTTTAATGTATTCTTCAAGTTTTCTTCTATTTTTTTATTACCCTTAAGAAGTTTTGAAACATAATCATCTACAAATTTATCAAGTTTTTCAACATCAACTCTGACTTTTATAATACCATGTTCATTATACATATCTTTTATTTTATTTAATTTATCTTGTGATATACTCTGGTCATTGTTTTGTGAAACAATTTCAACAATTTTGTCATTTGAATCAAGTTTAGCAAGTTTAGCACCCATATTATATTATAAATTAGAAATAAACAATAATGAAATATTTAAAATATTTTTTACTAATAAAAAACTATATATTTAATATTTATAAAATAAATTATGCATATCTAAATTCAGAATTACTAAAAATAACAAAAGGATTACCTGATGATATATCTTTTAGTTTTGTCATTTCCCATATATACATATCAATACCATTAATTTTAATATAATGTAATGTGTTTGAATGAATAGTACTCGAAACTATTTTTTGATATGTTGAATAAATAACTTCAAATGACTCAAAATTAAAATTCAACTGAGAATAAATATTAGATAATTTCTCTTGACTATTATCTCCATTCAAAAGTAGTCTTGGAAAAAATTTCTCAAAAAAATTAAAAAAGTTATCCTGTGTATGGTCGAGTTCTTTCTTATCTTTTTTATATATCAAAAAATTATGATTACTCAATAGTTCAAACCATTTGGTTCTAATATCTAAACCAGCATTTGAATAGTAAAATTCATAATCAATCATAACACCTGGATTTATCATAAAATATTCATATAACATCTGACATTTTGAATTATTCATATCCATGTATTTTATTAAATTATTAAAATCAATTTTCCCATCTTTTGAAAAAACTAAATGCATAAATCTAAGAAGAGATAGTTCAAAAGAATCATCTATTTCATTATCACTATATAGTTGAGTGAATGGTCTGCTCATAACTGGTTGAATAAGTTGTTCTCTCAAATTATCTTTCACAAGTTGAACTTTACAAACATCTTGATTTTGTTCAAATGATGTAGATGAAGTACTAGAGTCATCATCAACATCTGATTGTGAGTTATTATTGATAAATAGTTCATTATTTGACATTATATTAAATTATTATATTAAATAGTGATTATTTTTCACTTTTTTATAAAATAATTATATTATACATCAATATATTTCTTAGATTGTCTATAAACTGAGGCTTTCTCTGCATTCTGTTTTTTGTATTCATCTTCACCAAGTTAATGAATACAAAATAACAAGTTTGATAAATCAACCTTACCTTCTAAATATTTATGTGTTTTACAGAAATCATTAACTTTTTCTTTTTCACAAAATATCTTATCAGAATTGTGATATGCACATTTTATTTTTTCAGACATTATATTTAAGTGTATATAATTCTTAAACTAATTTGCGCAATTTTTTCAGGTAACACAAAAGAATACTTTATATTAAGTTATTATATAGCTTAATATACAGTTTATGATGTAAAATCCATCTAATAATTTGTTTAATTGGAATAAGCGGTCCCGGCCATACCCGACATCACCCTTAGCACGTTGTAATTCACCGTGTAAATATTGAGGAGGGAACTAGAACTAGATCCGCCAATAAAGTTAGTGACATACATACTGTCATCAGGATCATTGTATAAACCAAATTTAACTTGTAAAGTAGCGTTATCAATACGGGAGAAGTTGCAAGTACCAGAAGGTTGGTGTTCTTCAGCCTTGAGAGCAAAAGAGTAAACGTTGATACCATCAGCAGGAGTATTGGAGAAGTGTTGGTAGGGTTGGACATAGTTGAAGTAGTTACCATCACGTTCTTGGAATCTATCATGACCATTAAGTTGAAGTTTAGCTTCATAAACTGGGTTATCAGAGCCATCAATAAAGTTGCCGTAGTTGTGGTAGTCAACAACAGATTGACTAAATAAATTAAGGAGTTTACTAGCAGCACCAGAACCAGAACCAGCAAGTTGAGCCAATGATAAAGAGATATCTTCCATAGTCAATTCATTGCGGGTAACAATAGAATTGTCAAGTAATGGGTTAGTAGCATTTTGGATAGTAACAACAGAATTGTTGGTAGAGGGTCCAGTAAGACCACCAGCAGACAATACAACAAATTTAACATCAACTTTATTAAGCATAGCTTCAGTAATGCCACCAACAGGAAGAGTAGCACGTGTAGGAGTAATTAAATCACCATTAGTTGGTGCAGCTGAAAGTCCTGATTGTGTATAGGTGATATCAGTAGTAGGACTAGTATTAGCAACAGTAAGAGCATTTGCAGCTGCGGCAACAATAATCTTGGCAAAACGGTCACGGGCAGCATCCCAGTCATCATCAAAAGCATAAGACACCCAGTTGGTACGAGTGACATAACGTTCTAATTGAGGAGCCCAGATGAGGTATTTAGAAGGATGGTTAAAGTTAAGTCTGTATTTTTGGTTGCTACCAGTAAGGGATTCAGAACCAGTGAATTGAAGTTGTTCAATCAAGTATTCGTGAGAAGCTTGAGCGAAACGTTTGCGTTCTTCAGAATCCAAATAAACATAGTCAATCAATAAATAGCAATCAGACATAGAAGGTAAAGTAGATGGTGCAGTTGAACCATTGTAGTTAACCAATGCAGATGCGGCACGGAATTCAACAGTAACACGAACATCATGATATTGAAGAGCAATGAGAGGAAGAGCAAGACCATTGTTGCGGTTGAACCAGAATTGAAGAGGAACATACATTTGGTAAGGACGTTTTTCTTTATTAGAAACATTAGTTAAATGTTCAACATCACCAATCATCTTGGCATAACCACGTTCTTGACCAACTTTGTGGGTAAGTTCATACCACACATTGAGCCAGTCACCATATTGTTCATCAATTTTAGAACCACCAATTTCAACTTTGGTTTCCTTAATCATAGCATGACCAAGTCTGTCAACATAGCCCCACTCAATACCACCTACACCAGTAGTAGGAACCTTTTTAAGTAAAACAGCAACATACATGTTGGTAATTAAATCACCATTGCGGTTGATATTGCAGGTAACAGTGCGGCCAAAATCAGCAGCACCATTCCAGACTTGTTGAATGGGTTCAACAGAAAAGTTAGTGTGACGTCTGTAGACGACTTTAAAAAAGGTAATTTGAGGATTTCCTGAAAGATAAACATCTTGAGCGCCATAAGCGACGAGTTGCATTAAACCACCACCCATATTAGATATATAAATAGGAATAGAAAAATTTTTTTAAATATTTTTTTCAAAAAACAGAATTTTGTGCGCTTAAAAACCAAAATTTACTAAAACTTTTTTTTACAAAAAATAGAATTTCTATAATATTTTTATTAAATTATATTTTTTCCATAATTTTTATTACAAATATTTAATTTAATAAAAGCGTAAAATAATTTAAAGTATTAAAAACTATAAACTTAATGTTTAGTCCGAAAAATAATAAAAATAGCAAGTATAAAGATGCTAAAAATAACTCAATTAAAGAATCAAATACTCTTGACAACAAACATAGATTAATGGTTAAACACTTTGGACAACAACGTTCTGATAAACAAACAATTCTAAATGAAATCAAATCTATTGATTTAGAAATTATGACACTAGATGAACGCAGAGATAACTTTACACCAGATGATATCAGACAAAGAGCTAAACTTTTAGATAAAAAAGATAATCTTGACACACAATATAAATCTATTAGTTCTAATTTTGATGAAATGGACTATTATGATAATGCTGGTGATTTAATTACTGATTATTATGAAATGAGAGATAATAAAGATATTCAAACAAAAGAAACAAAAAATATTATTGAATTTCTATGTAGTAAAAAAGATAAACCAGTAAATGTTACTGAAATTAAAAATAATAATAGAGCTAATTTATTCGAAAAATATTGTCAACGTATTGATGGTATTAGAGTAAATAAAGATGATGGGTCTAACAGAATTAAATATTGCGGTGAATGTCATATTGAAAAAATTTTAGATATGGCTGAAAGTGCTTATATTTGCCCATGTTGTGGAGATAGTGAAATGGTTATTTTAGATGAAGATAGACAAATTAAAGATTACTCACCATACAGAAGACTTAATCATTTTAGGGAATGGCTTAATCAATTTCAAGCCAAACAAAGTCCGGATATTCCTGAACAAGTATTCATTGATATTGTCAAAGAACTTAACAAAAATAGAGTTATTGATTTATCAATATTAAACAAGAAAAATATGAAAGCAATATTAAAGAAATTAGAATATAATATTTACTATGAACATGTAGCCTATATAATTAATAAACTTAATAATTTACCACCACCAAAGATTACTAGAGATATGGAAAAATTATTTATTAGTATGTTTTATAAGATTCAAGAACCTTGGGAAATGTATAAACAAACTGGTCGTAAAAATTTTCTATCATACTCTTATGTACTCCATAAATTTTGTGAATTACTTGAATTAGACCATTTATTAGAATGTTTTACATTACATAAAGACCCTGATAAAATTATGGAAAATGACCAAATCTGGGAAAAAATATGTAAATATCTAAAATGGGAATATATCAGTTCTTTTAAATAAAAAATCTAAATAATATTAATCATGAACAATATTTTATATAATATATCATTATTAATATTATTTATTGGTAGCATAATGATGACCATATATATTACTAAATCTTTGTATGTTAATTGTATGATTAGTGAACAAAACCCAACAGAAGATATTTATGACTATAAAGTATCTAAAGCATATAATAAGATGTTTTCACAACCATCAATTTGGTTAGGCTATCAAGAATTTGATTCTGAATATCAAACTGAAAAATTATATATTAAAAATAAAAACATTTAAAGATAATTTATATTTATTAATTAATAATTCAATGTCAAAAACAGATTTACTCACTGAAGATACTCTTAACCCCAAAGGACAAAATTTTATTTGTATTAGTTTTTTAACTGACAAAGAAAATAAGAGCACTTTATCTGGTATTAAGGTTCGTGGTGCATTTAATACTTATGAAGAAGCATGTTCTCATGCCAAAAGACTTCAATCAGTTGATGAATGTTTTAATGTTTTTGTTGGTGAAATGGGTAAATGGTTACCATTTGACCCTGCGCCTGATTCAGAAGCAGTCAAAGATTCAGAATATGCTAATGAACAACTCAATACTATGATGAAATCATATATGGAAAATCAAGAAAAAGCCAAGATTTATCATGAACAACGTAAAAATGAAATGGTAAGAAAGAATATTGTTGATAATCTCAATAATAGACAAGAAAATCTAGATGAAATTAAGAAAAAGCTTCATAAATCTAAAAATCAAGATGAAAGGAACAGTCTTCAAAGTAGTCTTGATGAAATTGAGAAACAAATCAATAAAATGAATGAAAAGAAGAGTGAACTTGATAGTCAAATTGAAGCTCTTGGAAATCAACTCAATGATTTTAGTCAAATGAAATTGGATGCACCTAAACTTGTTGAACTTTCTGAATAAATATTATAATAAAATCGGATTAAAATTATAAATTTGTATTTATGATTTTAATTAATGTGATACTTTTTGAACATTAACTCTAATACTATTTCTTTTATTAGAATATAAACTGTTTGGGTCAAATATTTCCAATCGTCTATTCCAATTTGAATCATATGCTTTGTCATGGAATTTTCTGAATCTATTACATCCAACTTGGAATGTTGGTACGGTTTTTGCTTTGTACCAAAATACTTTGTCTGTAATATTTTTACTATGAACACGATTATTAATAACCATCATACCATAATTTTCAGTTAAATCAGAAAATACCTGTTGAAATATATCAAAAGTTGGAAACATACCAGCATAATGTTCATAAAGTTTTTTTCTATTATTGATTGTATCTTCAGCTAATAAAAAAATATAATCAAAATTTGACCTCATTTCTGGAGGAATACCGACAGCATATTGCATTGTTAAAATAAATGACAAGTGATGATGACGACCATTAAAAAACATTTCAGTTATATTTGGATCTTTTAACCATTTTTTATCTGACATACAATCATCCATAATTAATATTATAGAATCATCTTTAGCTTTTTTTCCTTCTTTAATTCGTCTTTTATTATCTTCATTCATTTGAGCTTGTCTTTCATAGATTCTAGATAAAATATCTGTAGTATATTCTGAGTAAATATAAGAATCTGGAATAAAATTAGTATAAAATCCATTAAGTTTTTCAGTTCTACTAATAGCAATTGCAGCTGCTATATTTTTTTTCTGATACATAATTTCTCTAGTTAAAAATGACTTACCTGTTGCACGTTTGGCAATCATTGCAATAGTGCAATGTTCAACCATTTCATTAATATTAAATTTTTTTATAGGTAATCTTGTTGCACCAAATCCTACTTCTTTTGTTGTCATTTATTATATTATCTTATAAATTATTTTTTTAAGATAACGTACAATTAGTTTTATTTATCACTTGTTCTTGACTATTATTTGTCTTATTTTTATTATCTTTTACAATAAAATTATTAGAAAATGGATTAGACAAAACAGTAGAATGTCCATTATATGATAGTAAATGTTGACGTTGTTTTAGAGAAAACTGTTCCATTATATTACTATAAATATAAATATTATTTTAAATATTTTTAAGTTCATTTATGATTAAAAATATTTTATTATATATATTAATGTTATCAGAAATTTCATTACAAAAGCTCGTATCATCATATGAATCTCCAAATAGAAAGAATGAAGAATTATCAACATATATTGTGTCAAATTATTTATTTAAGAATATTGATAATAAACTCAAGTTTTTTGATGATATTAATAATTTATTTAAGTATTATTTAAATAAATATAGTAAACAATATATAACAAATAATTTACAACAATTACAACAAAGTCAGATTGAATCTAAAATGATTGATATTGGACTAGATGAAAAAAGAATAATATTAAAAGAAAATATTAAATTAATTTATAAAGGTGGCAATATGTTAAATGAACATATTAAACAACATTTAGATGCTATAAATACACTTGGTATAGATTATGATTTAGATACATTATCTGATTTTGATTTTTCAATATTTATCAATTATAGATTTATTTTGCGTGAAATTGGGCTTGATTTTAATGATAAAAATTTACTTAATTTAACTAATTTAGGTAATGTTATCGCATCATCTATTACAAGACATTTTGTTAATAATGTTTTTTGTTATGATAAAACTATTCTAAAAACAAAATTAACAAAAAAAATAAGTGATATTCAAGATAATCATGATATTATAACTGTAAACAGTACTGATTTAGATAGTTTTAAAACATATGAGTTAGGGTCAATCTCGAATGAACATAGACAAAAATTAACAAATAAAATATCACAACATTATAATTCAATGCCTAGAACTATAACAGAAGATGTTGATGATTTTATACGTGGAAATAAAACAAAAATAGAAAATAATGAATATAAAGATAATATAAGTGTCTTATTTGATATTTTAAGATTAAAATATGATGTTAGTTTAGATTTTATTGGATTTTCATTACCGACAACATTTAATAAACATAAAGAAATATATAATGAACTTCAAAATATTACAGCTGAAAATAGTATAAAATTAAACAATCTAATTAAATTAATTGTGTCTCCACATTCAATACCTAATGAAACTATGTCAAATAAATTAAAATATGATAAAAGAAAAATTAAAATTAATCAAAAACTGCGTAATATAAATTCAAGATTTGATAGAGTAAAAACGGTGATTTCTGAAATTTATCCATCTAATGCAGAAAATACTTTTGGAACTTTTATCCCAACAAAAATAATAGAGTTATATAATAAACGACAAGAAGATATTAATTTGGATAATATTATTTTTATTAATGATAACCTAAGTTTGAATAAGTTTTATAATGTTAAGTCTGATGATTTAAATCTTTATGAAGATGTTGATTTACAAAAAATGCATATCAGTGATTTTGCTTATTTACCAGCTCCATATTCACAAACTAATATTGCAAAAATAAATAGTACAAATGAAAATATGCTTAATATGTCAGCGAATTATTCACTATTATTTGGAGTTTTAAATGATACAGGTATGATGGAACAAGTATCTAACTTTAATTTATTTAGAAATAAAATGCCAGTTAGATATTATTTTAAATTAAATAAAATAATTAGTATTGAAAATAAAGACTATGAGTATATATTTTTTGATTTTAATGGGGAGTTTATTGATATATCAATACCTTTGATTGGTGATTCTATATACAGAGAAGATACTATTGGTAATAATGATAATTTTAATAATTATATTAGTAGAATTAATATTTATGGTTCATTACATCAAAATGTAAGTGTAGAAACATTATCTATAAAATACAATATACATGATAATTTAAAAATGTTATTCATAAAATCAACTAAAATTCCATGGAAACAACAAAAATATGAAAAGAGATTAATGAGATTAATAATGTTATTATTAATAGAATTAAAAAATGAGTATGATTATGAAGAAAGATTATTAATATATGGTAGAATTACAAGATATATTAATAGTTTCAGTGAACAGTATACTAAAACCAAGAGTATTAATGTTGATTATAAAATAAATATTCATCAAGATTTATCTAATAATCATGAATTAATATTGTTTATAGATGCAATATATGAGTTGCATAAGATATTAAAATCTGATGAAGATAAATGTAATATGAAAAAATTCTTAAATATTATAAAGTGTTATATGAAATCTACAGATGAATGTTTAAGACAAAATCCTAATGTGGTAAATTTAAAATCAATTGAGTTTTTAAGGTTTCAACCATTTCTAATGCTATATTAAGATTTTTTGATTAAAAATAAAATTTCATTATCAAGCATTTTATTAAAATAGTTCTGACATGAATTTCCACCATATAGAATCATACTAACCATTGATTTTATTTTATCATTATTAAAATCGGATGATATTATTTTCATTATATTTAATATTGAATTATCAGGTATATTATCTTTTCCAATTTTGTCAATTTCACATAATTGTGTATTAATTATTTCCATATGTTCAAAACTATTAACTGAAAGAACTGCATTAATATTTGATTTATTTTTCATAATAAAATTAATGATATCAAAAGCATTAACACATGATTCTATCTTTTTTAATCCAAATTTTGATAAACCGCTAATAATTTCTGATTTAGTAATCTTCTGAAGCAATGCAAAAAAAGTCATTTTTCTATTATTGATAATTTCAACCATTTTACTTTTAAGCTGTGGCTTTTCAAAAAGTAATTTGAGAACATAGTAACATTGTAAATCAATTGGAACTTTTTCAAAAATTAATTCAATAGATTCAATTAGTTTTTTATTTGAATATTCTATCAGTTTTTTCTTAATCGTTAAATATTTTTCTTTTATTGCATCCCGCTCACTTGCTTCAAGTTGTTTAATCAGACCATTTGATTGAAAACTATTTAATATTGTATTATCTTTTATTTTTTTTTCAATATTTAAAATATTATTCATTATTTGTTGTTCTGTAAAATCATGATAAATATTTGTTTTTTCATCTTTTTCTAATTTTATTGCCCCTTGTGCTTTTATTGCCCCTTGTGCTTTTATTGCCTCTTGTGCCTCTTGTGCTTTCATTGCATTTTCTGCTTTTGTTTTTTTAAATAATTTCCACATTATTTTAATCGGTTCATCTGTTAATAAAGAGGCTTTATCAATTACTGGTTCTCTGTGTTTTTCTGTGTTTTGTTGTAATATAACTGTATCACCATCTTTCGCACCAGCAATTTGCTGAATTTTAGGATTAGAATATAATTGTTGAATTTTTTCATCTTTATAATTTAGCCTGTTATTAGAAATTTGAACTAAAGATTTATCTCTTATATATTTGAGTTCTGATAAGTTAGTAATTTTTGATAAAACATCATTTTTAATTATTTTGTATTGTTTCATTATATAAGATATCATTAAAGAATCATAATTATGGTCTCTACTTAAATATTTATAATTTAAATTTTTTATGTATTCTTCTGTAGAGTTTTCAATACTAACATTATTTATTATTTTATAAAGTGGATAATTTCTACCTATTGTATGTCGATAGTAATTAAAAATATACCGAGCTTGTTTATTTTCTTTTATTTTAGTATTTACCTCACGTATCATTGAGCTATACTTACTTAAAATAGTAGTTGGTTTAAATGATAATTTACTAATAGAAATTTGATAAGCAGCACTTGGATTGGGTAAACATAAATAATTTTCAGAATATATTTCCATATACAAATCAAAATCTTGACTACCAGGAATAATATGAAGTTCTTTTGAAAAATAGAATCTATAAAGTATTCTAAATTCTTCCAGATATTGTTTTGCTTGTAAATTATTACAATTAAACACACCTCTAATTGCTCTAATTAAAGTATCATATTCATCTGTTCTATTATCCATTCTAAATCTGCAACGGTATCGTTCATAAGCGAATAAAATAACCATAAATTTAGGAACACAATTAAAGATATCACCATCAAATATATTATTTTCAAGTTGATATTTTAACATCCATGCTTGTAATATTCTGTAATTATTATTATGTTTTAATAATAAAAATGTATGGTCCTTAAAACCAATATCATAAAAATAATATTCATCATCTTTATTAATTAGGTCCTTATATAATTCTATTAGTTCATTAATTAACACTTGAATATCATTAGTTTGTATATTGATATTAAGGTTTTTAATTTCAGTTCCATTAAATACAGATTTATTAAATGTTTTTTCAGAATAACATCTTGTCATATAATAATATGACCAGTTTTGATTGCTAAAATTAATAGTATTAAAACCAGGCGATGTACCAACATTACTAGAATCTCGTAAGTCTGTACTTACAATTTCTAAAATATTAGGATTAGTATTTATAATCATTGTAACTAAATCCATACTTCTAATTCTTTTTCTTTCTCTAACATAATTATCTACAATGTGTAAATCAGTTTGTGCTCCACCAATCTTTTCATATAAATTAAGATATTTTAATTTATATTTTTTATATTTTTCTTTGTAATTCATTGTAATATATTATAAAATATTTTTTTATAATACATCAAAAATTAAATAAATTTAAAAATCAGGTAAATCTGTAAATATTTGCTGGTCCGATGACAGTTTATTATTACCAATCCATGGTAATTGGTCTTTATTATGAATAAATGTTTTACTAGTTTCACAATTTTTAACTGGAGTTATAACTGTAACTTTTGATATTGTCTCTACTGATTTCTCGCATATATCAAATAAAACTGGTAAATTTAATACTAACCCTACAATAGATGAAACTAATAAAGGAAATTTATATTCATCATAATATGATTTTCTTTCTTTCTTATGTTTTTTATCATCTTGATATTGGAACCATAAAATAATAATAAAAGTTATACCAATTATTAAAAAATGTTTTAGAATCAAATTCATTAAATTATATAAGAAAATAATTAAATAAATTTTTATCAAGAAATATTTCTAAGATTAATATAATGACAAATATTATCCAAATAAATATATCAAAATTAAGAAAATTAACTAAATATATTTTGATTGGCTTAATCATTGTTTTAGCAACAAAATATATTCCTGATAATAAACTCCAAACAAAAGAAATTATTATGATTAGTGCTACATCATCTATTTCTTTCGCGATTTTAGACATGATATCTCCATCAGTATTAATCCAATCTCAAACACAATTAAAAATGTAAATAATTATTAAAAAACTTTTTCTTATATTTTGTATTTGTCTGGTCTTTTTTAGATGAATTTACAGAATTTGAAAAAATTTCTTGATATTTATTATCATTGTCTTCCTGACTGTAATTTAAACTAGTTTCTAAATCAGAGTCAGTTGCTAAATCTTTCTGTAATACTTTTTTAATTTTATCTTCAAATGATTCTAGTTTTGATTCAGGAACATCTATTTTTTTTGTAGTACCTAGTTCGCTTTGCGAACTAGCTAGCTTGAGCCCTTTAGGGCCCAAGGTACTTAATACAGCATTATATTGTTCTATTGTTTTTTTAAGACTATCAGATGATACTGAATCAGAACTAGAATTTTCAGAAATTACTTTTGTTTTGTTTCTCATTTTATCTGATTCTAATATAGAAGCTATATCTGATGATGTAACTGAATCATTGATAATATTTAGTATTTTTGAACCTATTGTTTTTTCCTCAGTATTTGATTTTATTGGATTATCTTGTTTATAATCAATAGTTTTAAATTGTTCTATGTCTGGTTTATAATCAATAGTTTTAAATTGGTCTATATTTGGTTTTGGGTTATCACATGCAAGATCTTTTTGAATTATCTTTGTAAGGTTTCTTTCTTCAACATCAGTCAATACTTTTTCAAATTGATTTTCATTATTATCAATTTCAATATCTTCACCTAGATATATTTTTAGTATATGCTTAACAGGTAATAATTTACGTAATGATTCTTTAATACAATCCTTAATTATACTCATACAATCACGCTGATTACGTTTAATTTCAATAGGCGGATAATTATGATATAATAAATAAGGATTATTATATAATTCACGAGCACATTCAATATAAAGTCTGTGAATGAATTCAGTGGTTTTTATATTTTGGTATAATTTAGGTTCTACTTTAGATTGTGTTTTGCATGTAGGATTATACATTAAAACAATTAAATTTGCTTTTAATGTTGCTTTAATTAAATCATTTAACCAACCATAACTATGTGATGAATTAATAATACGATTTGTTTCTGTTTCAATCATTACTTGATTCCATTTTGGTATTGCTTTTAGAAATGATTGAAATATTTTTAATACATCATTATCTTTTGATACTTCTAATGATTGTTTATAAACAGATTGAATACCTTCAAAAACCAAAGGTGCTAAAATATTTGTAAGATGAGTTGTATATTCATGTTTTGTTTCAACTAAGACACCTAACATCTAATGTATTATTTCAGACTAGATTATTTTTTATTGAGTATTATTAAAAATACGTTTAATTATTTTATATATTTATTTTTAATTAGTAGTATTACCGACTACGAAATCGTCGCTAATATTTATTTTTAATTAGTAGTATTACCGACTACGAAGTCGTCGCTAATATTTATTTTTAATTAGTAGTATTACCGACTACGAAGTCGTCGCTAATATCTTTTTTACTTCATAAAAAAGTATTACACATATTTGTACCTTGTTTGCTTAGCAAACAAGCTAGCTTGAGCATGAAATGCTCAAGGTACTAGAATTTGAACCACGATTAGCTAAATAGTTAAAATCATCTTTGGTTACACATAAACATCCGCTACCTGAACCAAAATTACATGACATATTATTTCCAATATAATTTGCATCATCCGGTAATTCTTTTGATTTTAATTCAGATGGTAGGGGCCATTGGGTAAATTTACAACATTGTTTTGAACATCTGTTTTCATATATGTTTTTATTAGAAGTATTTTCTAATTTTTCTTTAATTTCATCAACTGCTTGTTTATTTCTGTTGTCAATAATAGGAAGAATGAAAACAAAAAAAACAACTAGGGCTAAAATAACAAGAGCTAACATCTGATTATTATTTAATTTAAAATTAAATATCATATATATATATTAGAAAATGAATTTATATATTTTAATTTTCTAAGACTATTATATTAAACAATGAAAGTTTTAGAAAAAATTAACAAAGTTGTTGAACAAAAAAATAAAGAGATTAGCAAAATACTAGATTCAAAAAAAAATTATCGTATTGATTTTTTTAAAACAGGAAAAAATAAAATGCTTGGAATTTTTGATGAAAAAAAAATGATTATTGGCGGTGAATATAATTTTTATGGTATTTATCAACCATATACTAAACTATGGATTTGGGCGAGTTCAATTCCAGGTATTGATATTAGACATACAAAACACATTAAAAAATTAAAATCATCAGAACATTTATTTGAATCTGAATCTAATAATAAAATTAATTTTTATTATCAACTATTAACACAAGATGTATTACTTATAACTGATGATAAAATGATAAATTGGATTAATGAACTAATATTATTTTTGTCAGAAGATTTATATTATTTTAATCCTATTAATTCTGATGGAAATATGCAGTTCTTAACTTTAGTTAAAATTAAGGAAAAATATGTGTAACTAAATATTAATTTGTTTATTAATTCTTTTTTTATCTTTTGAAGCAAGTGTTTTGAATTCTGCTGTCTTATCTATTTTAAGACAAAGTTCAATATCTTTAATTGTTACATCTTTATTGTATCCATATAATATTTTAATTAAATCATTTTCTTTATTTTCATGTATTAAATGATTACAAATTTTATTTAACATTAGTATTTCTTGATTAGATTTATTATTAATTATTTTTGATAAATTAATTATATTTTTTCTATTAATATTTTTTAAAGATGTCTTATTTAAATCTGAACTAAATTTTATGTCTTCAAAATTAATTTTATAGTTTGATTTTGATTTATTAATCCAAAATGATGTATTAATACATGTATAAAATCCATGTATATTTTGTAAATACCAATTTTGGTCAGTATATATACTGGTTTCTATATTATCACCTCTTGATATAGAATCAGATACTTTAACAATATTATTAATAATATTTGGCCACGAATCTTTAGTTTTATTAAGAATTTTTTTTAAATAATTCTCATGAATCATAAGAGGTAATAATACTTTTTCTGATTCATATAATTTAATAATTGTATCATAATCTAAATAATTGTTTAGAATACGTCCAGTAGATTCAAACAGACCGATATCAATATTCTTCTCTCTTGATTTTTCAATAAATTCATTTATATTATATTCAGTAATTTTACCAAAATCTAAATGATATGACATTTCTTGGAATAAATTAATTAATCTTCTAATATCATTTTGCGCAAAAATAATTAGTTTATCAATTAAATTATAGTTATCCCATGTAATATTTTCCATAATGCTTATATCTTTAATTAGTTGTTTAAGTTCATGTGTTGTTGGAGTAGTGAAAACTATTTCTGCACAACCTTTTTTAAGGTCATTTAATAATTTTGAATGTTGATTATTAGATATAAAAATTAATGGAAAGCTTTTTGATTTATTATTATCTTTGTAAATATCCATAACATACTTTTTTTCGCTAGTTAGAGTAATATTTTCAGTTTCATCGAAAATTAAAACTATTTTTTTATTTTTTTGTTCAGAAAAATTAATTTTAGTATAAATTGAGTTAGCAAAATTATAATAATCATTAAAATCATCATAAATTCTATGGTCCTTAATTTCATTAGGATTGATAATTCTTATTATATATCCAAGTTCTTCCAAAATTAATTTTATAGTTAATGTTTTTCCTAAACCTTGATTTCCACTTATAATTATACCTTGATTTTTATTTGTGGACAAATTACAAATCCAATCTTTAAATTTACTGATTTGTATTGAATGTCCAATTATTTGATTTATATTTTTTGGTTTATATTTATTAATCCATAAATCACTATTTTTATTTGAATTTTTATTTATTATAGTATTATCTAATTGATTTTGTATATTTTTTTTATTACTCATATTAAGTATAAATTTATATTTTATCTTTATACTTGAATATTAAAACAATATTAATCATTAAAAACCTTTATACTAGAATAATGAAACAATACTAATCATCAAAATTCTTTAACAAATACTTTTTACCAGACTAACGTATTTATTTTTTAAATAATAAAAAATCTTTAAAAATTAAAATATAAAAATATTTTTCTAATACTAATTATATATATAATGGAATCCTCCGATGCTAAAAATAACCGAAATCGTGGTGAAAGTTCTGTAGAAAATGAAGTTCAAAGACTTTTCCGTAAAAATAATGGTAAAATATCAACTGCTGATTTTGCAAAATTAAGACAACAACATAATGATTCAGACATGGTTGATAAAATTCAAAAGCTTTACTTGGAAAAACATAACATGATTAGTAAAAAAGCTAAAAAATTTGCCCAATTAATTCGTGAAAAATACAGTAATCAACAATACCCATTTCATCTTCTTTTAGAAAAGGCTCGTTTATTTAAAGTTAAACATGGACTTACTGAAGATGAATTTGCTGAATTTCAACGTATTTATGAACAAGAATTAGTAGGTCTCAAGTCACCAGAAGTTGTTGTACCTGTTACCAATATGATGAAAGTTTTAGGTTCTATCAATGTTGATTTACAAGGTTTCAACATGAAAGTAAATGATAATGAATTTAAAGTTTTACAAGAAATTCTTAAATTATATTCTAGTTCTAAACCTTTACATTCTCAAGTTTTACTTCAATCTATGCAATATTCTGATTGTGGTTTTGAAGCTTTAACAGGTGAATATAAACGCGAACTTGGACAACGCCCCACTGAATCTATTCATCCAGTTATTGCAGCAATGTTTCTTCCTAAGATTGGTATACTTGAAAACCATTTCTTACACTCTAATATTGCAGGTATTATTAAATCTAGATACAATAATGAATCTTTGAATACTCGTCCTGACTATGAACTTTTCTATGCTTTGACTCAAGACCCTAATGACGTTGTTTGTGATAGCCGTTCACCTATGACTGATTTACATAATCGTGCTCAACTCCAAAATAGTTTATGGAACTGTGTCTTAAACTTGAGAAATGGTCAATACTACAGTGCTGTCTTTCGTGATTTTATTAGTTCAGTTGATATATGCAGAATTAATAAACAAGATAACCCTGATTTAATTTATGGTCGTTACGATGGAACTATATTGAAGAGACTTTTATCTGCATTTTCTTTCCGCCCTACTGTTATTTCAACTGCTCCTGTTTACCAAGTTGTTAACATGAACCCATATCAACAAAATGTCCGCCCCATTGTGACTGCTGTTCCTATGATTAATTTAAGACTCCCACCATCTGACAGTGATGATTCTTCTGTTAGTTTGTCTGATGCTCTCAGTCAACATCAAATGTTTTTGGAAAATGGTACTATGGTTCCTCGTCATACTTCTTTAATATATTCTCGTGGTGTTCTATTTTTCTTTGTTGACAGACGTGCAAATGTTATTCGTTTCAATGACTTACAACCTTTTAATATTGCTAGATTACCAACAGCTATTTCTGGATTTGAACGTTTGAACGACCGTGAAGTTAATTACGAAGATGTAATTAAAATTCGTGGCGATACTTATCAACTCAGATCAGTTGTTTTAGCTGAAGTTAATCGTACTTCTTTAGAGAAGAATGTTGTTGTTGGTTCGTCATCCATATTTATGATTCATGCTGATGCTGCCAATGGATTCTTCCAAAATGAATTCTTCCAATACGATCCTCTAGGTGTTGTTGATAGCGCCCTTGTCAATGGAAGTCCAGTTTCTCGTCAACCAGTTTCTCAAATACACGGTACTCCAGGTTTGGGTGTTGCTGGTACATCTTTCCGCGAAATGGCTAGCACTCGTGGTATTATATTCATGTACCAAAATGCTACTAGCAAACCTGAATATGATGTTTCATTCTAAATTAGTTAATTAATATATTTTTATTAAATAAAATTATTTGCTTAATAAAAAGTAATTTTTTTATTCATAGATGCCAAAAGTAGTAGTAACAGATTGAATATTTCTATTACCTTTATGTACATTAATAGGAAGCGGGATAATTTTTCTTGAACTATTAATTTCATCTAAATATGCTATTCTTTGCATGGCTTCAGTTATAACTTTTGGTAATATTTCACCAACAACTTGACAATTTAATTCTCTAATTTGTCCAGATATATCATATGGTAAATGTCTAGCATATTCAAGATAAATATATCTCATTACAATAATTAGATTTTCTTTTGATTGTTCACTTATTTTAAGATAGCCATTTGTTTTTTTATACACTGACATTATTAGTTGTTTATTAATTAGACTTATATTTTCATCTGAAAAAAATGTATTTTCTAATTCTCCTTGTTCACACTCACTTACTCTAACCTGATTTTTTATCATTTCATTTCTTGCTGCATTTGCTTTTGGATTATCACAAAAAAATGCTGTTGGCATACTTATAAGGCTGAAATTTGAATTATTCATATTAATTTAATAGAGAAATAAATATTCCATTAAATTAAAAATATTTTTTATCCCAAATTACCTAAATCATAAGTTTCATAAATATGAGCTTCATCAAATTTCATTTTATTTGAACTATTAGGTAATATTTTTTCATTAGAAGGATAAGAATATAAAGAACTAACAAATACTTCTTGTTCATTATACATATCACCAGTTTTAATTAATACTTTCTTTTTGTGTATAACAGAACCAGGATTTGTATAAATAACCCATTCATATTCTTGAAATCTCTTTTGCCAAATCATTAAATTTCCAGTAGTAAAATCAGGTCTGGATAACAAATTAATATTTTCTTTTTCATTTTTAGTTAATAATGTACCAACTCTGTTATGAACAAATTCACCAAAATATTTAATAGTATAATCTGCTATATTACCAATTGAATCATTATACATACTCTTTAATAAATTAATAATACTATCATCTGGAATAGAACCACCTTTCACCTTAAAATTATGACTGAAATTATCTGGGTCTATAATTTGCTTAAATTGTTCTGATATTAATGGTTTTAAATCAGTTCCAGTTAAATTAGAATTATCAGCAAATATTGTACCATACATTTTATAAATAATTTTATTATCTGGTTTTTTAATTAAATCTGTTGATGTTTCAATATCAGTATATTTTGAATCAATCATTAAAATATAACCATAATTTGGAATATAATATTCAACATCATTTACTTTATATATCCATGAACCGATTGAATTAGCATCTGAAAAAATATCTTTAATATATATATTATCTTCTAACGAAAAATTTTTAATATATATTTGTTTCTTCTGTAAAACAGCAAAAGCATATACTAATTGAAATATTATTGATTTCCAAACATCAGGTGTATGATGACCTGTTGATATCATCTTTTTAACTGAACCAAATTTTTCATAAATAGCAGAAGACCATTGAATAAAACTAGATGTAGGAGCTTCAGTTAATAATACTAATACTTTACCAGAATTAATAGTTAAATCTTCTTTATCTTCTGGTTTTAATTTACTTTCTTTCTTAGTTTCTTTTTTACTTTCAAGTTGCTTTCTGAAATGCATAGGAACCAAATGTTGAAAAAGCCCTAGTTCTTTATCCAAATTATGCTTTTCATTTATTTTTTGTTGATTTTCTTTGATTTCTTTAACTGACTCAATAGAAACAACTTTATTTCTTAACATATCTAATTTATCCCAATCAATTTTTGATGATGAATCAATTTTATATAAAACTGGTGAAATAAAATTAGGCGATACCTTATTTTTAACTATATTATTTTTAACCCAGTCATAATATTTTAATTCTCTCCATAAATCAAAATTATCTGCATTGATTAAATTATTGATTGTTTTACATCTTAAATCACCTAATGACATTCCATACATACGAACATTAAGACCCATTGATTGTTTACTAATATTAATCATTTTTGATTTGTCATCATATCTAATAGGATATCCAGCCCTATATATTAAAAAGTTCCTTGGTAAATCTAAATAAGGATTTGATTTTGTAGTATATGGATTAACATCCAATAATTTAATATATTCAAGTAATGAATTCTTACCTCCTGAAATAGTCATTTCTTCTCCATCTCCATAATCTAATATATTATTACGCAAAAAATCAATTAATTGTTTACGTTCAAATATTGTTAATGCTGAATAACTAAATTGATTTCCTGGTAAAACATCTTCATAAATTCTATTAATAGATGTGAAACCTTGTATAGGATTTGATAGACTAACATTATATACTTTTTGTACAGGTGCTTGATTAATTACACGATTTGAGTATGGTAATAAATGGTCCATCATTTGTCCTTCTTGGTCATATAATGGGATAAAAGTAGGAGGAAATTGAGGTTTAGCTGCTGGTTTTTGTGAAGTATCATAAACTTTCTGTTCTAATATAACAGGTGGTTCTCTTACTGGATTTTCTGCAGCTTTCTTTTTAAAAGTTTCTCTTTGGTCATTTGATAAAAAAGGAGTATTTTTTTCAGCTTTGTAAGGAGCTGTTTCAATACTTCCGCCTGTTAATTCACCAATATTTACTCTATCAAGTTTACCATGTTCATCATTAAATTGTTTTATAACTCGACTATTCATGTCTTGTTCATCATTAAATTGTTTTATAACTCGACTATTAAATGTATTTATTTTTGATTTATTATTTTGTTTTTTATTCATTATACTATGATTAGATAATATTTTATCTTGATTTCCTAATACTGAATAATTATCAGAATCCATCCAAGTATTAAATTCTGGTTTTGATTTTTTACTAGTTAAATATAAATGATTTGTTATTGAATCAAGAACTATATTTTCGGACGGTTTTTTTGTGTATTCTTCAAAATAACTATCATAAAGTAACTCTTGTGGACTAGCTATCACTATATTTTTTTTAAAATTATCTATGCCTCTAATATGAGGAGGTATTATTTTATCTAAAAATTTTTTAGTTTCAGTATCGCATTTATTTTCTGATGTAGACATATTAGTTTTTCCATTTAACAAATCATTTATAAATATATATAAATCAAAATAAGGATTTGGTTTATCAGCAAATTTAATTTTAGGATTTTTTAAATTTGATAGTCCATAAAACTTGGGAATAACTGAATGTTCAAAATTTGTAATTTTAATATCAAATTCCATATTTCGAACATAAAATTTGTCATTCTTAAATCCCTCATATTCAGATACAGTATCTGAACTTTTTTTAAGATAAACTAAAATATTTGATAATATTAAATTATTATGTCTAAAACCATCAAATTCTTTTTGAATAGTTGCTAGTGTATGTATTATCTGAAATAATAATCCCTTATATGAACATACATGTTTTGATAAATATTCCTCTAAATTTACTGTTCTAAAAAAATGTTCCCTTAATTGTAAACAACATGTATCGGTAATGTTATTATTTAAAATTCCATTTTTAATGTGTGAATGTGTTGTATCATCAATAATTTTATCAATATCAGATAATTTTATATCTAAATTGTTTACAGGGAGTAATATATGTTTAGTTTTTTCAGATAAAACAAGCTGACTCAATATATATGAGAATAAAGAATCATTATTAATATTATCATCCATTGAATCAATTGTTTTAAGATTTTTATAAAAACTAACTTTAACATTTACTGGAAATTGATTAGAATATCTTTTAAATAATATATCATATGTTTTTTCATTAAAAGATAACAATTTGAATTTTCCATTTAATATATCTGTTTTATTTCTGTCATAAAATTCCATTTCATCTTGATTATCAGATGGCAAAGATATTTTAATATCATCTAATCCAATCTTACCTAATGTGAGCTTGTTGAATGAAAAACAATTCTTAGTATTGAGATTGTATAAATATTCATAAATTAAATTAATTTTATCTTCCAAATCATAATTTAATTCTTCCATAATTATTAATATATATATACTAGATTTTTTATATTGATTCTCAAAATTAAATCTCTAAAACATCTAAATTGTATTCATTATTATTTGATTTATTATATGTAGTAAATAAATATATTAATCTTGCAACATAAGCCTCCATATGAATAATATGTCGTGTGCCTTGACTTAGTCTTTGTTCAAAAATTGAAGTAATATCAATTATATCATATTTTAATTTAATATTATCTACTTTATTTATTAGTTTAATCATAATTTTACGAATTATTGTTTGTGTTGAAATATTTGTTATAAATAAAATATAAAATAACTCCCTAAATTTTTTCATTATACTATATAATTTTTTATTGTTATTAATATTCATCTCCAATATTAAATTAATAATATTATCAATTACATTTTCCCAGTTTTTTTCATATGATATTCCATATTTATACATTTCTAATAACCATATCGCATAATTAATTTTATTATCTGATTTTTCAATAATTTCACTTATCTTATCCCATTTGATTGAAATCTTTTCTTTTTCACAAATATGCAATAGTGTTTCAAGTATTTGATAATTTGACGGAAATGGTATTCGTGTCATTATGCAACGTGACCTTATTGGTTCAATTATTTTAGATAATTGGTCTGATATTAAAATAAATTTACAACTATCTGAATATTTTTCCATTGTTCTTCTTAAAGATGCTTGTGCATAATATGATAAATTGTCTATCTTATTAATAATTACTATCTTGAATAATTTACGATGCTTAATAATATTTAATAGTTCAGATTTTGCATAATACTGAATAATTTCTTGAATTAAATATTTATCAAAACCATTTGAATTAGGTTCAATTATAATATGATATTTAGACTGTTTAATCATTACTTTAGTTTTTGTATTTGAATATCCATTCACTATGTATTCAACTTCTTTTAATTCTACATTTGATTTCCCATAAATTTTTTCTAATAGTTTATTTACTAAATATTCTTTACCACAACCATTTGGCCCGTAAACAATCAAATGTTGAAAATTATTATATCTATATGTTTCGTATTCTAAGTCACTTATTACTTTATCAAATTCATTATTTGGTAGTTTGATTATTGATTCCACATCTTTATATATTTTACTATGAGCATCAAAACTATCAAGTATTTTATCAATAATTGATTGATAATAAGTCACATAATCAGAATCATTATAATATTTATCTACTAAGAACATTAACAATACTATTCAAAATGTTTTTAAATAACTATAATATAATAAAAAATTGTCAAAAGATACAATTTTTTATTATTCTAAAAAAAATTGTCAAATGATACAATTTTTTATTATTCTAAAAAAAATTGAAATTTTATATATATAGTTGTTCTTTTATATTTTAACTTTCGTTCCTGATTCTCCTTGTGTGTTCAATTCAGAGGATTCCTCTGTAGGTTCCGGTCCTTGTGACCAATCTTCTTCTCCTTCTCCTTCTACTCCTTCTCCTTTTGTTCCTTCTTCTCTTCCTTCTCCTGCTGTTGCTCTTTCTCTTCCCGATGCTACCGCCCTCTGTCTTCCTCCCGCTGCTGCTGTTGCTCTTTCTCTTCCCGATGCTACCG